TATAGACGGTTCGATTCCGTCACTGGCTATCAGTCTGTCACACTATATTTGGTGGCTAAGACACTTTTTAACACTTTTTCAACACCGGGCAAGCTGACAGACCTTGCTCAAACAAACCCAGCAAATTTAAGAAAAAAGGATGTGAAACACCCTCTTTCTTATCGATATCGCATTACTAAATAAAGCCAAAGACCTTGCTGGTGTCTTGGCTAGAAGGAGGTGGTAACAAGGCCCAAGAAACAACCCAAAAACAAATACATTAATCTTTCCCTTATAAAACCTCTTAATGTTTTTTGGGCCAAACAAAAAAAGACCGACACGATGGCCGGCACTCTTTGGAAATCAACACTACTATTATACCAAAGAGGACAGAACAATGCTATTGCCGGAAATTGATGAGAAAGCAACTATCAGAGGTTGCAAGCGAAAACTTCGAGAATATCCAAGATGGCGAGAGATAGCACACGATAGCGCTGAACAGAAGATTACACAAGAGTTCACTTTTATGCCAAGAGGTGGCAGCGGAGTGAGTAGACCAGTGGAAAATATCGCAGTTAGGCGTGTCGATGCCATGAACGAGCTAGAAGCCATAGAGCAAGCAGTTAGTGGGCTATATCGTCCAGACTATCGCAGAATACTGATAGAGAAATATCTGGCATACCCACCGAAACCAAACTGGCAAATCGCCCAAGCAATAGGATTCGAAAGGACAGCCTTTCAAGAGCTACTTAATAATGCTATCCTAGCTTTTGCAGAACTGTACAGAAACGGTCAATTAGTCGTAGAACGCTGAAATTTCGGTATTTTGACGGTTAAAGCTCGGTATCTTACAACTGTTTAAAGTGGTATTATTATATTATCGAAGAAAATCAGAGACAGCTCACTTTGTGGGTTGTCTTTTTCAGTATCAGAAAGGAGTTGATGGAAAATGGGATGACCGAGAAACAAATAAAGTTTGCCGATGAGTACATCATCAGCCTAAATGCTTCCCAAGCATATAAGAAGGCTTATCCTAATATTAAAAACAATGATGTTGCGAAAGCTAACGGAAGTAGACTGCTTGCTAAAGCTAACATCAAGGCTTATATAGACGAGCAACTCGAGAAATTAAAGTCGGAACGTGTTGCGGATCAACAAGAGGTCATGGAGTTTCTCACTGCCGTCATGCGTGGAGAGGTTGAAGAACCCTTGCTTGTTCTAGATGGCGAGGGTATGCAACGCATTGCTCAAGCTAAGCCGAATGTTGCCACCCGTCGAGCTGCGGCAGTTGATATCGGTAAACGTTACAGAATGTGGACGGATAAGGTCGAAGCCGATGTAACGCAAGATATCAACATCAATGTCGGTGAATGGAATGACGATTAATCTTGAAATCAATCCAAGCAAGGTGTTTAATCGGCATATCTATGAGCATTTGTTTGATTACGACACATTCACTGAGGTTCATTACGGCGGAGCGTCTAGCGGTAAGAGCCACGGGGTCTTCCAGAAGATAGTCCTCAAAGCTCTTAAAAAGTGGGATAAGCCCCGCAAAATATTGATATTGCGTAAGGTAGGGTCTACGGTTCGTGATTCGGTGTTTGCGGACGTGCTAGCAGCCTTGTCTTACTTTGGTGTGCTTAATCTATGCAAGGTTAACATGAGCGCATTCCGTATTGAGTTACCGAACGGGGCTGAGCTGATTTTTAAAGGGATGGATAACCCAGAGAAAATCAAGTCTATCAAAGGCATTTCAGACGTTGTGATGGAAGAAGCGTCAGAGTTTACGCTTGATGATTACACGCAGTTAACGCTTCGCTTGAGAGATAAAGCCCACAAACAAAAACAAATCTATTTGATGTTTAACCCGGTGTCTAAGGCTAACTGGGTATATAATGCGTTTTTTGTGAAGAACCCTAAAAATACAGTGGTTTATCAAACGACGTACAAGGACAATCGCTTTCTGGACGACTTGACCAAGGAGAATATCGAGGAGCTAGCAAACCGAAACGAAGCCTACTACAAAATCTATGCTTTGGGTGAGTTTGCCACCCTTGACAAGCTAGTATTTCCAAAGTATGAAAAGAGATTACTCAATAAGGACGAGCTTAAACAGCTACCGTCCTTTTTTGGTCTTGACTTCGGATTCACAAACGACCCCACGGCGTTTATGCACGTCAAAATAGACCGAGAGAATAAGCGGTTATATATCCTAGAGGAATATGTCAAGAAGGGCTTGCTTAACAACCAGATAGCAGAAGCTATTACTAGCCTTGGTTATTCAAAAGAGGTGATTATGGCCGACTCAGCAGAGCAGAAATCTATTGCTGAACTGCAAACACTGGGCTTGCGTCGAGCTATTCCGGTAAACAAGGGCAAAGGTTCGGTTCTACAAGGGATTCAATTCTTGCAACAGTTCGACATCATCGTTGATGAGAGATGTGTCAAGACGATTGAGGAACTTGAGAACTATACATGGCAGAAAGATAAGCATACAAACGAGTACATCAACAAGCCATGCGATAGTTATAACCACTGTATCGACGCTATTAGGTACGCACTGCAAAACCTTATTTTCGTCAAGGATAAGCAGGATGTAGACGCTAAGATTAGACGGGTTAACAAACTGATAAGGAGATAGAATGACGAACACAACACATAGTGCTGACGACATCTTACATGAAGGGCAGTACATTCCTAGATCATATCAATTCGAGCGAGACATGGAACCGACTAGCTTGCAGAAACGTGAAGACTTCCTTCATTTTCCCAAAGAAGCTAACACCCACTTCATGGCTCAATCAGCGGATGACCTAGTGGACACGTTTCAAGGGCGAGAGAAGTTAGAGAAGATGGTGGCTCAGTTTCAAGACGAGCAGGTAGACCGCTTGAATATCCTAGAGAGCTACTCAAACGGGAACAATTACACGATTCTAAACGGGCGCAAACGACTAGAGCCAGAGAAAGCCGACTACCGTATTAGGCACGACTTAGGCGGACAAGCTAGCCGTTTCTTCACTGGTTACACAGTAGGGCAACCTATTTCAATCGGTGCTACCGATACTAACAGCGACTTGACGGCTATTGATGGCTTCAACGCTTACAACGACATTGAAGCTCTTAACCGTGAGCTGGTCTATGACGCTTCACGCTTTGGACGAGCATTTGAGCTGCATTATTATGACGAGTTTGGCAATCCTGCAGTGGTCTTGATTGACGCAAGAGAGATGTTCACAATTCGCAGTGCAGACGTCCGAAAGGATATCATTGCGGCTGTTCATTGTCCGGTGTACAACGGTGAAATGTTTGTCACGGTATACACCGACAACAAAATTGTTAGCTATGACCCAAACTGGCAGGAAATCGAACGCAAAGGAAACCCGTTCGGAATGGTGCCAGTGGTTGAATGGCAGAATAACCGAGAGCGTTCGGGAGACTGGGAAAAGGGCATTCCAATCATCGACGCTTACGACGCAGCAGAGTCAGACACGGCTAACTACATGTCAGACCTTAACGATGCCATGCTTGTTATCAAGGGTGACGTTGAAAGTACCGGCATGAATGCGTCTGACATCATGAAAATGAAACACGCTAACATGCTAGTGCTTGAGAGCGGTGTCGGACACAGCGGACAGCAAACGTCGTTAGATGCCGGTTATATCTACAAACAATATGATGTCAGCGGCGTTGAAGCGTATAAGTCACGTTTGATTAAAGACTTCTTCCGCATTGTTGGGTTGCCTAACTTGCAAGACGATTCGACTTTCTCAGCTACGTCTGGGATTGCTATCCGCTACAAGCTCGTTGACTTGCAGCAGGTTACAGCCGTTAAGCGTGGGTTCTTTGTCAAGGCGCTCAGACGACGCTATAAGCTGCTTGAGTTGCTATCTAACAATCTCAAAGGTATCGAACCAGTGGATGCTGACATGCTGACATTTACGTTCCATGAGAACCTACCAACGGATGTATGGGCTGAGATTCAATCTGCTATCAATTCGGGTATGGAAATCTCACAAGAGACGCTTATGGAATCAGCTAGCTTCACAGACGCTCGCAAAGAAAAGAGCCGTTTGCTCAAAGAAGGCGGGGCTACTGATCTAGAAGTTAGCCAGATTGTAGGTGTTGAGGATGATGACGAATAATGAACGCTACAATGCTGAACGAAAAGCACAATCAGACCTAATTAAGCGCGACATAGAGCGTGACAAGGTCTTAAAAGAGCTCTATCAAGCGTCATATAACCGTATGCAAAGCCAAATAAACGGGTTTTACATGCGATATGCTGACAAAGAGGGGCTAAGCCGTGCTGAAGCGATGAAACGAGCTAGTGAGTTCGATGTTACTGAGTACAGAGACCGAGCTAGAAAGGCAGTAGTCGAGAAGGACTTCTCACACGGCACTAATCAATGGCTAAGACTGTTTAACTTAAAAATGAAAGTCAGTCGGTTGGAGCTACTCAAAGCAGAATTAAGGCTTGAAATAGCTAGTCTTATATCAGATGTTAACGAAGTCTTCGATAAAGCGCGTGAGAGTGAATATTTAGCTGAATTTAAGCGCCAAGCGGGTATCTTAGGCAATTCTGCTGTCAATGCGGTAAGTCGTATGAGAGCAATTTTAGACGCTGATTTCTACGGTCAGAATTTTAGTCGCAGAGTTTGGGGCAGGAACGGACTTCATGCAAACATGCAGAAGGATGTGTTTAGCTCGTTAGCACGTATCTTCACCGACATGGACGGTTTTAAGCAGGAACGGCAACGATTAGCTAAGAAATATAACACAAGCCAAGCCAACGCCCAACGATTGCTCAAGACCGAAATAGCTCGCATTAATGCTGATACAGAATTGATGATGTTGAAGGAGAATGACTTCACGCATTTAATCTATGTTGCTGAAAGTGGGGCTTGCGATATCTGTAAGCCCCTAGATAGAAAAGCCATACCAATTAACAAGGCAGAGAAAGGGGTTAACATGTACCCAATGCACCCGAACTGTCGCTGTTCAGCGTATGGACACATCAAAATGGAATACAAAGCCGGTGGCAGCACTCTTGATGAAGAAGCTGTTAACGGCGTGTGGGGCGAGTAAGCCCTTGTCCAGACCGTGCTGATGACGTTAAAAGCTGCATGAGTTCGAGGGGGTTGCTCGTAAAAGCGTAAAGAAAGGAGCCTATCATGGCAGAAAAAGAACTTGAAACAGTTGAGGATCCTCAAGAGGTTGAAGCTAGCCAACCAGAAAAAGAGGAGAAGATGGTGTCAGTTGCTGAAATGCAGCGTAGACTCAAACAGATGGAAGAGAAACATACTCTTGAAATTGCTGATATGCAAACCGGTATTCAATCTCAAATCGAGGAAGCCGTTGCTAAAGCTAAAATGAGTGAAGAAGAACTTCAAGAGCTGCAACAGAAACAGCGGGATAAAGAATTCGAAGAAGCCCAGAGCACAATTGCAGCACTTCAAGCCCAAATCGCTCAACGTCAAATGCAGGACATCGCTATTAAAGAGCTCGAAGCTCAAGGCGTGCCTGTCAATGAGTCAACGCTCGCGTTTGTTGTTAAAGGCGATGAAGAAGCTACTAAGCTAGCTGTTTCAAACATGGCTAATATCTTAAACTTGCAGAAACGAGAGGAAGCCAAAGCTCTACCACCTCGCACAAGCGGTGGAGAGGAAGGGCGTTCTCACCGTGGAAAAGACAAGTTTGATAAAGCCAAAATCACTAATTTCTAATCAAAGAAAGGAGAGCGCATGGCTCAACAAAAATTCAATCCGGACACAGTCCTTTTGTCTGATTCTCTTGGTAAAGAGATTACATCAGAATACATCACTGATCTATTCACTGACGAACTTGTAAAAACTTCAAGAGTCATTCAGCTTGGTCAAAAAGTTGAAATGGACGGCAAAATGGTTCGTAAAGGCGTAGAAGTTGGTCAATTGACAGACGCTTATTTCGTAGGTGAAGGTCAAAAAATCGGTACTGCAAAAGTACAAACTAAATCTTACGTTCTTGAATCTCGTAAATTGTCAGTTATCTTGCCAGTTACAGAAGAAGTCCTCAACTACACTTGGACTGATTACTTCGAATCAATCAAGGACAAGATTGTCGATTTGTTTAACAAGAAAATTGACGGGGCAGCATTCCTTGGTTTGTATAACAATCCATTCGGTGCTAACGTTTTGGCGTCTGCTAAACGTGCTCAAAACATTGTATCTGGGGACATCAACCTCAATAACATCTATGACGTTGAGGACAAGTCGGAAAAAGAACCTAACGCATTTGTAGGACACCGCACAATCAACCGCACACTCCGTGGAATCGTTGACAATGTGAACGGTGGTCAACACATCTTCACTAAACCAGCTAACCCTAACGCAATCGGTGAGCTTGATGGTCTTCCATATTCACAACTTCAATTGCAAGACGGGCAAACTTATCCGGCAGGTACATTGATTACTGGTAACTTCAACGGTTTGGTGTACGGTATTCCAAACGGTACTAACTTGCGTCTTAAAATCGCAGATCAAGCTACTTTGTCTAAAGTTCAAAACGATGGCACACTTGATTCTGGTGATGTTCACTTGTTCGAACAAGACATGCAAGCACTCCGTGCAATCTTTGAAATTGCCGTAGCGATTCCGAATGATGAAGCATTTGCAGCTATCCAACCAGTAGGAGTCTAGTCGGGAGGTTTAAATGACCTATAAAGCTAAGATTACATTCCGTGACTTGCAAGATAACGAGTATATCTATCAAGTCGGGGAAGTTTACCCACGAGAAGGCTACGAGCCTTCTAAAGAGCGTGTGGCAGAAGTTCTTGAAAAAGGCGGTATCGAACCAGTCGAGCCGTCAAAAGAGCTTACAGTCAAAGAGCTCAAAGCAAAACTTGATGAAGATGGTATCGAGTATGATGCCAAAGCGAAAAAAGCAGATTTAGAAGAACTTCTAAAAGATGCGGAGGAGGTCTGAAATGGACGATATCCAACTTGAGAAGATTAAGCGTCGGTTGGGTATCGACGTTGAAGACAAACTTGAGGATCAATTGATTGAAGACTTAGTCAACGACGCTGAGAGCTATTTCAAAGCACTAGTTGGAACAGCCGAGATTGACAAGAAATATCACTTCATCATCGAAAATGTTGTTTACAAGCTCTATGGTCGTAAGGGCTCAGAGGGTGTTAAAACCGAGAACGTAGACGGCTATTCAGTCACTTACGAGGATTGGGACGACATGTTCAAGCCTTATAGAAAGATACTGGATAAAGATTTCGGTCTGGACGGCTCATTAGCTCGAAAAGGTAAGGTGAAGTTTCTATGAAAACACCGCACCGCATAAAGCTAGTGAAACAGGGCGTTTCGACTTACAATCCGATTACTGATAAGCACGAAGAAAAGGCACAGTCTAGTAAGATTGTGCCTTGTTTAGTCAATTTTGTTGACCAGCAGCGTGTATTTGAAGCCTATGGGAGTAGGTCCGACGTTGTCATGATATGCCGATTCAGTCAAGAGCAGAAGCCATTTGACTACGCTCTATATGAGGGCAAGAAGTATTACCCTATCGAACAGATTGACGCACCGATTAAGGGCGCAATCAGATTGAAAAGAGGTGAGCTGAATGGCTAATTTCACAATCGAGTGGAGAGGGGACACAGTCCTCGCTGCTGCTTTGAATAAGGCAAGCCAAGGGGTTAGGACACAAGCCCAAACAGCTCTTAAAAACTCAGCTGAGAAAGGCAAGAGCATTTCAAAAGGGCTTGCGCCAGTTGATACCGGCTTCTTGAGAGCCAATATCACCACTAGGCACATGGGCGAAGAATCGCACATTCATTCAGCGGCGTCTTATAGCGGGTTTCAAGAGTTTGGGACACGCTATCAGCCCGGTAAGCCGTTTATGCGTCCTATGATGCAGCAAATCGAGCCTTATTTCACAGACCAAATCCGTAAAGTTATGGAAGGAGCCTTTAAATGACACCTAGCCACGACTTATTCAGAAATCTATTTGCTATTGCTAGTGAGACGCTAGCAACTTACGACTACTTACCCGATTCATCCGCAAGCTATCCTTTCGCTTTCGTTGGTGAGAATAGCTCAGCGCCTACACTCAATAACGACAATTTTGGAACGATAAGACAAACCGTCCATATCTACGGGACTAGAGTGCAGCGTGCAGAGCTAGACGCCCACTGTCAAGCGTTAGAACAAGTTAGCGAAAGAATTAGAGGGTTTGAATACAACTTATTGAAGACTGGTACAGACAAGCAAGTCTTACCAGACAATACAGACGCCCAGCCATTGATCCACATTGTGCTGGATTTTTCATTTTCATATACCAAAAAGGAGGAATAAATGGCAGAACTTATTTTGGGGAAAGACCTAATAGTCTTCTTCCGTCGCGTTAAAGACCAAAAGACACAAGACGCTGCTAAAGTGCGTTTTCAAACAGAACACAAAATCAACGCTGAGAAAGAGGTCGAAACTACCAAGACTAAAGATGGTGTGGTTAACTCGATTTCCGACGGCGAAGTGTCTGGGGAATTCGTATCACTTGCCTATCGTGAAGATGGCACTACTACTGAGATGTGGCGTGAAATGCGTAAATGGTTCATCGCAGGCGACAAAGTAGAGTGCTGGCAAGCTGACCTTGCTTCAAAACGCATGTCTGGAGCTAAAGAAGTCTATGACATTGAATATTACCAAGGTTATCTTAAGAACTTTGAAATTTCAGCACCCGCTGATGACAAAGTGGAGCTTTCTTATGAAATGGCTATTGATGGTAACGGTATTATTTCAACTGACAGCTTGACAGAAGCTCAGAAGAAAGCAGTCGCAAGCGCTCAATACGACTACCACACTCTTGCTAAAGAAGACGGCCTAACGGCATCTATCTAGTCTAACCGCAGGGGCTTTGTGCCCTTGCTTTTTTTGTATAAAGGAGAAATAAAACATGATTCTATCTATCAACGGACGAGACTTTGAATTGAAATTCGGACTTGCGTTCTTGCGTGAAATCAACAAATTGCACTCAGCAGAACTTGAGGGCATGAAGACTGGTTACGGTGCTATGACATTGATTTCAGCCGGTGTCGCTATCAACGACCCGTTGGCATTTGTGGATATCATCAAAGCTGGTACGATTACAGCACCACAAAAGCCAAGTGACGCTGACATTGAAGCCTATCTTGCTGATTTGATTGACAAAGGTAAATACAAAGAGACAATCGGCTCTATTATTGACGAGTTAAAAGCGTCATCCCTACTCAAACTCGCAATGAACGTTCAAGAGTAGGGCAACATCAACCAGATTATGATTTCAGCTACGATGACGCAATTGCTTTATTGATTGCAAGGCACGGCATGAGCTACACAGAAGCCGCTAGGACAACTCTTGTTGAATTTGAGGTATACAATACTGCCTACGCAATTAAACAAGAGGATATCCGCTTTAACGCAGCAATTCAAGCATGGTATAACCAGACCGTGCAGGCTACCAAAGGCAAGGGCAAGAGTGTTCGCTCAGCTTACCGAACCTTTAATGAGTTTTATGATCATGAGAAAGAGTTCAGTAGGATATTTAAACCAGAGGACACTGTGCCTAGAAGTCGAGCGCTTTCGTTAGCTGATAAGAATAGGATCATTAATCAAAAAATGAAAGGGGGTAGTTAATGGGAGCATCTTTTGACGTTACGGCCATATTGCGTGCCAATTCAAGCGACTTCACCAACGGTGTCAATGCTGCCAAGTCTGCCCTTGCTGATTTGAAGAATCAGTCTGGGGGCATGCTTGCTCAAGTTGGTAGCAGTTTGAAGTCAGTTGGTAGCGCCATGCAATCAGTCGGCGCTGGAATGACCACAGCTTTTACACTGCCTATGGTTGGAGGTTTGACTGCCGTCATCAAAGGCTATGCAGACCTTGAGCAATCTTTGGGTGGTGTTTCTACGCTATTCAAACAGAACGGCTCAAGTGTCAACGCCCTTGCCAGAGACTACGGCATGACCAGACAGCAAGCCCAAGAACTCTATAACACAATGGACCGCGAGGGGACCAACGTCATTGAAAACGCCAACCGAGCCTATAGGACGGCTGGTGTGTCTGCTAACCGCTATATGGAGCAGGTAACATCGTTCTCAGCTACGTTGCTACAAGGTCTAGGCGGTGATACTGCCAAGGCTGCGAAATACGGGGATAAAGCCCTTGTCCAAATGTCGGATAATGCGAACAAGTTCGGTACTAACATGACGGACATTCAAAATGCTTACCAAGGTTTCGCAAAGGACAACTATTCAATGTTGGATAACTTGAAACTCGGTTATGGTGGTACCATGTCCGAAATGGCTCGCTTGGTCAATGAATCTGGTGTCTTGAATGGTGAATTTGAAGCTACAGCTGACAATATCCGTGATATTCCATTTCATACCTTGATTGATGCCATCGGTATTACTCAAGATAGATTGGGAGTTACCGGAACGACTGCTAAAGAAGCAAGTACAACCGTTTCGGGTTCGTTTAATTCCATGAAAGCAGCCGCTGAGAACTTAGTGGCCGGTCTTGGTAACAACGAAGCTAATATCAAGCAGCTTATGGAGAACATGAAGCAGACTATCATCACATTTAAAGACAATGTGGTGCGTGTTCTAGGGACTATCTGGGACAATTTGCCAGTGGACGGCTGGGTTAAATGGGCAGCGCTTATCGTTGGAGCAGCGGGGCCTATTATCACAGTGCTTGGGACCTTGATTATTTGGGTCGGGAACGTCGTTTCTGCACTTAGCACAATCGGTGGGGCTATCAGCTCGCTTGCTGGATTCTTCTCAAGTGGTACCGCAGCAGTAGAAGGCTTTTCAATGGCTTTTGAAGGTGGCGAAGCCATGATGGTTTCATTTGGTAGTGCTGCCAGTGGTGTTTCTGCTGCTGCCCTTGCTGCATTTGCTGGCATTGCGTTAGCAGTCGGGATGGTAGTAGCTGCGCTTGTTGATTTGTGGAACAATAACGAGAATTTCCGTTCGCAAGTTATTGCAATTTGGGAAACTATCAAGAGTGCGATCACTAACGCCGTTCAAGCCATTGTGTCGTTTGTTATGTCAATATGGGGCCAGTTGACTTCCTTCTGGAATGAAAACCACGCCTTAATTATGCAGACAGCGACAACTTACTGGAATATGTTCAAGAGCATGATTGAAAACGTCATGAACGCTATTCTGCCAGTGGTTCAAACTGGATTGAATTTGTTGATTACGCTGTTCTCAACGAGCTGGCAAATGATCACAACGGTCATTTCAACAGTTATCGATGTTATCCTCAATATCATTAAGATGGGTATGCAGATTCTGCAAGGGGACTGGTCTGGAGCGTGGGAAACGTTCAAAACCATCTTGTCTACTGTGTGGGAAGGCATCAAGTCACTTGTTTCAATCGGTATCAATGCTATTGGCCCGATTATCCAAGCAGGGATAGATTTCATCCGTGCGATTTGGGACGCGGCGTGGGCATTGCTAGCCGTTCCATTCCAAGCACTTTGGGCGTTGCTTCAACAAATCGCTGGCGGAGCTATGACTGCCATTAGCGGTGTTATTAGTGCTGGTATTGCTGTGATTCAATCCATTTGGTCAGCAGCATGGACGGTTATCCAGACAGTGTTCTCAACAGTTTGGAATACAATCATGTCTATTCTGTCACCTATCATGGCCGGTATCTCAAGCATTATTTCAAGCACCTTGTCAGCTATCCAAGCGATTTGGAACGCTATCTGGACGGGTATTCAAGCTGTTTTAGCTGGTGTATTAGCTGCTATTGTCGGATTGGTTACCGGTAACTTCTCGCAAGTTCAAGCGGCTATTTCGTCAATCATGTCAGCTATTCAAGCCACTATCAGTGCGATTTGGAACGCTATCTTGTCGCTTATCAGAAGCGTATTGAGTGCGATTGCTAGCACTGTATCAAGTACATGGTCAGCGATTCAATCTGCTATTTCAAGTGCTATGAGTTCTGTTCAGAGCATCATCAGCTCAGCTTGGAGCGCTGTTGGATCAGCAGTATCAAGTGCCATGAGCTCTATTCAGTCAGCTATTACTAGCGGATTTAGTGCCGTGGTATCAGCGGTAACAAGTGCCGGTCAGCGTATCATTTCAGCAGTTCGCTCAGCGTTCAGCGGTGCACTTAGTGCAGCCCGTGGATTCGTTGGACAAGCTGCAAGCGTCGGTGCTAACCTTATTAGCGGTTTCGTTAGCGGGGTTACATCCGCAGCCGGCAAACTGATTTCAGCAGTTAAAGGCGCGGTAAGTAATGCCATTAATGGAGCTAAAAACTTACTTGGTATCAAATCACCATCCCGTGTATTTCGTCAATTCGGTATCTATACGGATAAAGGCTTCATCATTGGTATTGATAGCAAAGCGGACCAAGTAGCCCGTTCAATGCGCTATATGGCCCAAGGGGCCATTGACGCATTCACTGGTCAAGATATCAACGGAGCCATCACTGATGAACTCGGTAGCATGGACGGCCAGTTAGGTCGTTTAGCAGGGTATGATCCATCTGTTTCGTTCAACGGTGGCAAGATGTCAGTTACTCAACAAGCGGCGGATATCGTGCTTAAAATGGGTGATACAACTTACAGAGCATTTACTGAGGACATCACTAACGCTCAATCAATGGAATTAATGCTTGATAACTATTAAGAGAGAAAAGAGGTTTTAGCAAATGTATGATTATGCTTCATTGAAGCGCACGGAATCAACGGTGCTGCAAAGAGCGCCAGTTGATAACATGCGTATCAACGGAACACCAATTGAAGATATCATCCAAGGATATCGACAGCTTACAGTTAAGGGGCGTTCGTTGCTTAACCGTGAAATTTCAACTACTCGAGTTCCCGGGAGGCGTGGAGTTTGGGTGGATAGTGTCAACGACTCAGAGCGTGAGATTGAAGTTAAATATCAGTTAACTACGGTTACTAGCCAAGTCATGAGAACATCTTTCCGAGAGCTTAATCGCATCTTGAGAGAGGTAGGCCCTAGCGGGTATCTTGAAGTAACTTTCGATGATGAGCCAGATTTCACTTACTACGCCATTTTTAAAGAAGCTGACGAAGTAGAGGAAGATAGGCTTTCAATCATTAGCAGTTTTGTTCTGCTAGTGCCAGACGGCTATAAAAAACGAGTTCCAGAGCGTTCTAACGACATTGTTTATCTAACTTATGCTAAGAAAGTGATACCTGAGAAGATTGTAGCTGTAACATCTACAGCGACAACGGAATTTGAAATTATCAACGGTCAAACCAAGCTGTCGTTTAAGGGTAGTTATGCAGCTAATAAGGAAATCGTCATTAAATTCGGTACAGAAGAAGTGACAGCTACTTATGACGGGCGTAATATCCTAAGTGAATTACAACGTTTTAGCCCGCTTGAGCAGTTCTACGTTAAGGACGGCGATAGATTGACCGGAAAGAATGTGACTATTCGTGAAGTTCAGTGGAGGGATGAAAGCCTATGATCTATTTATTCGATAAGGACGAAAAACTTATCAAGATTGTTCGCAAGCCTGCAATTAAGAAGGCTTTGCAGAAATTCAGTCTTACCACTGAAAACTACATTTCAGACCGCTTGACTGTCGAAATGAAAGCCTTGAAGGATGATGAACTGGCAAAGCTGGAATACATGGCCATTCAGTCAATCGACGATACCCACAAATTCCATTACTTCTACATCGCCCAAGGAAACACCAAAGGTGATATCACAACGCTTGTCGGTGTTCAATCCGGTATTGAGGAGCTACGCAAGACAGTTGTTTACGACAAACGCCCAACAGACCAACGTGCTAGACCAGTCATCGAATGGCTTTTAACTGGCACAAACTGGTCTCCTCGTTTCATTGCTGAAACAAATCCAAAGAGCACTAATTTCTATTACATTTCCACATTTGATGCACTGAAAAAGGTGTGCAAAGTGTGGGGCTTAGAAATGCAGTTCTTTGTTGAGGTGAACGGCGCTCAGATTGGCGCTAGATACATTGATTTCAAGCGTAAGATTGGTGAAGCCGTTGGAAAGCGTGTGGTCTATGGTCATAACGCCCTTGAAATTCTGCAAGAAGTTGAAAAGACAAACCTTTACACTGCCTTGGTTGGTCGTGGTAAAGGGGAACAAGTCAGCTCAGCAGAAGACACCGGCAAAGATGCCGATGGCTATGGTCGTAAAATCAACTTCGAGGAAGTTGTCTGGTCAAAAGCTAAAGGGGACCCACTAGACAAGCCCCTTGGTCAGAAGTACCTTGAAATTCCAGAAATGACCGCTAAATACGGCATTAAGCAACCAGACGGCAAGATGCGCCCAAAGATTGGCTTTGTCGAGTTTAGCGAGGAAGAAGACAAGAACGAACTTATTAAGCAGACTTACGAGGCTTTGATTGAGTCTTCAAGACCTAAGTTGACACTTAAAACGTCAACGGTTTATCTCAAGGATGTTAAAATCGGGGACACTATCCGAGTTGTTCGCCATGACAGACATCTTGATTATGATACACGTATCTTTGAAATCACATTCAACCGCTTAAACAACGAGTCTAGCGACATTAAGCTAGGGGACCGAGTTAGCGAAAGTAATGACGCAAAGGTACAGAATACCGTCAACAAAGCTCTTGATGAGTTTAAAGCCGGTGAGTTTACTGAGTTTGTCAAAAAGTTGCCAGAGTTTATCCCGTCAGCTAATGGTTTTAACCATAACTGGTACACAAGCACTGATCCAACTGAATCTCACCCCGGACAAGTCCTAATCAATGATTCTTGGTACAAGCCGGACCCAGAACATGAGGGACACACTATCATGTATCGCTGGACCGGTGAAATGTGGCAAGAGGTTTTGAGAACGTGGGACGGTACGGGGCTACAAGACAAAATCAAGAAAGAATTTGAAAAAGTCGCAGCCGACATGGCTAAACAGCAATCAGAACACGACAGAGTGGTTGCTGAAATCACAGCCAAGGCTACTAATGCGGAAACATTAGCTAGCTCAGCTAAATCAACCGCAGAGGACGCTTTTAGCCGTCTAAACGATGTTAAGAGTGAAGCTATCGCAGAAGCTCGATACTTGGACACCGTCGAGCGTGCAGAGACAGAGAAGAAGATTGCTGCGTCTAAGAAAGATGCGTTGTCAGAAACTGTCAAACTGGTCGATAACGCTAAAAGTACGCTAAACACGGACTTATCAGAAACTGAAAAGAAAGTTGAAGCTCTAAAAGGTTCTATTGGCACATTGTCAAACGACACGTCTGTACAGTTTGCCAAAATCAACAACGCCTTAATCTCAGTAGCTAGCAAGCAAGACGTTGACAAAGTCAGTCAGCGTGTGTCTAATGCTGAGACGGTTTTGACACAGCAAGCAGGGCAGATTTCAGCCAAGGCTAGCAAAGAGGATGTCAATGCTGTTTCTGGGCGTTTAAACAAGGCTGAGAGCTCGTTGACAGTGCAGGCTGGGCAAATCGACCAGAAAGCCAACAAGCAGGACGTAGACACGCTGACAGGGCGTGTGAATCGTGCTGAAACATCAATCACTCAGCAAGCGGACATGATTGCGTCTAAAGCTAACAAACAAGAGCTTGACAATGTCAATAATCGAGTGTTAAACGCTGAAAGCCGTATCACTCAACAAGCTAACGAGATTAGTCAACGAGTGAAAACAAGCGATTTTAACAATGCTACTCAGAGACTTGCGACGGCTGAGAGCTCAATCACTCAACTAGGAAATAAAATCACCACTGAGATTAGCCGTGTGGACAGCAAGATCCCGACAGATTTTGGCAGTCGTAACTTGATTTTGAAATCAGCAGACTTCGAGAACTTACACCGTCAGCCGTCAGGAAGTAATGCTACTACCGACGGTCAGGCCTATATCATCAATTCCCAAAACTATCCTAATGATGTTTACGCTGGAATCTCATGGGATATGGCCGTTACGAAGATTGAAGCCGGCGAAACATTCTCGCTTCTAGCCCCGATTTACATCGACAGCAGCATTGACATTGATTTCGGTGCTAAAATTATGATAAAAAATCATAAAAGTAATGACCATCTATTCGTCTTTGACATACCGACGGGCGTTAAAGATGAATGGTTTGATGTCAAATTGACGTTTACTACTAGCAAGAGTGTTGAGCTCGGAGAGTGGCCATTTTACATATCAGTGGTCAGAAATGGGTATCTGAAAATCAAACCGCCTATGATGGTTAGAGGGCCGCTCATTCCCTTGCAACATACAGTAGCACCAGAAGACACCGAAGCTGAAATAAGCACGGTTAAAACGACGATAACACAGACTGAGCAGGGGGTCAGTCAGCTTTCACAGAAACAATCTGAAACAGATAGCCGCATGACTAACGCTGAAGCCAAGGTTAATCAATTGGTCGGTGAAATGTCGTCGAAGGTATCGAAGACAGATTTTGACAAATTGTCCAAGAGCGTAGCGGCTAATGGTACCGCAATCACTCAGACTGATAGCAAAATCAGTTTAAAAGCAGACCGGACAGAAGTCCAAACTGCCAAAGCTACGGCTGACAGTGCAGTGTCTAAAGGTCAAGAGTTAGAGCGTAAAATCAACCAGACTAACGCAGAATTACGTGTTACAGCGGATTCTATCGCTCAAAAGGTTTCAAGAGTTGATTTTGACAACCTTGGGAATAAAGTCACTAACGCTGAAACGCAAATCAACACGTTAGCTGGCAAGATTGAAACTAAGCTATCTAGAGTAGACCTAGATAAAACCATTGATAGCAGAGGGTTTGTGACGTCGGCTACTGTCACTAATCTCATTCAACAATCAGAGCGAGGGACAACCCAGCTTATTAGCGAGGTTAAGAAACAGATCCCATCAATCGGACAGGCCGGTGGTGAGAACCTAATTCAGAACTCAGCGTTTCCACAAAATATAGACGGTTGGGGGACATGGGTTTATGGACAAGGGAATAAGAATTTATTCGTAGGCAAGCACAGCGCTTACTACAATAACACTAGAGAGCTGTTCCGGTTGTACAATGCAGAAGCTCAGCTCACTACGACAGTGCCAGCGTCCACTCGAAGGATTCCTCTTAAGAGAAACACTGCTTACCGAGTTAATATCTCGCTAATTGGCAGCGATAACTTGGCCGGGGCTGACATTTATTTGCTAGTTAGGAAAGCGGGAGAGACCAAAGACTACACTAACATCTATCATTTGAAGCACATCAACGGTCCAGAGATTAGCACACTTAAGCGGTTTGGCTTAAGTGTTCAGAACGGAGAATTCGATGAAGGGTATATACGTATTGATAACAGAGGGCACACGGATGCACAACCGTCAAACTTATTCTTCACAGAACTAGATTTCTACGAAGGAACTATGGACCGTGCTTGGCAACCGTCTTCAAAGGACGTAAGTCAAGAGGTTACAGTTAAATTCAATGAAATCAAGTCAACCGTTGACGGTTTCAGCCGTACCATTGGCGAACATGGGCAGTCTATTTCTCAGATTATCCAAGATGCCAAGGGTACAGTTTGGAAAGTTGAGAACCTAGAGGATAAGTGGGCGTTTAATCTCGGTGTCACTAACAAGCAACTAGACAAGCTAGACACCGGGCTTGAAGCTACCAAGTCCGAAATGTCGCAGATTGCCGGTTCATGGGCTGTTAAGAACCTAACAAGGTCTGGTGATATGCTCAACCAAATCAACCTCAATAAGGACGGCTCAGTTAAAATTGACGGTAAACTGGTTCAAATCACCGGTTCTACTTACATCGAGGATGGTGTCATTAGTTCAGCCAAAATCGGAGAGCTTTCAGCAAATAAAATCACTAGCGGACGCTTAAACGCTTCACTGGTCGACGTTGTCAATCTAAACGCTTCAAGCGTTACCAGTGGCACGTTTACTGGTTTAAATTATCGAGGGGGCAAAATAGAAGGACTTAACGGGTCAATGCGAGTTGACTTGAATCAATCTGAGATTCATTTTTATGATAATGCAACGATTGAATTTCACAATAAGGATAATGCGCTGGTTCGACGTAAGGGACCGCACACAGCGTTTGTGCACTTCAACGACACACCACCAGACGAAGACCAGAATACCGGTTCGCTGTTTGCGGCGATAGGCGTCACATCTTCTGGAGACGGCATAAACTCAGCGTCTTCTGGTCGTTTCGCAGGACTTCGTGTGTATCGTGCCGCAAGAGGTTTGGAGCATAACGCAGTTTTTGACCAAGCCGAACTGTACGGTGACAGAATTTTGCTAAAAGACGACTTCTACCTTAACCGAGGGTTCTCTTTCCACCCAGCTTCACTTCCAGATGGACGTTGGATAAATGTTACCAACCTTGCATTTGCTGCTGCGGCACTCGCTAGGGTCTGGCAGCATTTCCTAAACGTTGGAGGGAACGGAAAGGATCCTGCGTTTATCAACGCTTTAAAAAACGAACAAGCGACTTTCGGTAAAATCGACCACTGGTAAGAGAGGAAATACTAATGAACGAACAAATTTACACTTCAATGATTCAAGACATCGCAAGTCAGAACGCCAATTTAACGATTGAAAAAGCCGAGTTTAAGGCTCGCTTGCAGGCGACTGTTAGCGAACTTGAGCAAGTTAAATCACAACTAGAGCATTATCAAAGTGTTCTAGCGTCTGATTCAGACCTTAATGACCTCTTTAACGAGGTAGCACAGAAAGGAGCGGATAATGAACAAATCTAATTTCAGTGTCACATCCAGCTATCTAACCAACCCGACAACAACACGGATTGCTGTCCAGTCCAAAGATGGCTCGACGTGGTTGACCCGTGATGTTCCGGGCGACCACACAAGCAAGACGGATGAAGCTAAAATCCAGCTTATCTTGGATATCTTAGCGACTGAGTTGGATCCTGCAGGAGCATTGGCACGCTATCAAGCTAAATCAGAGGAGTCGATTAAAGACCTTGACAGCCGCTTGAATTTAGCTGAGAAAGTTGCTGAACAAGGCGAACTAACTCGTAAAATCGCCAACGTGTCCATTCTCAATGCGGTAATGAGCCAAAATATCCAGTACGGCACAATCTACAAGCAATACTTGGAATTGTTGCCAGTCGCTAAGAAAGGCGATGTATTCAACGCTGGGGATATCTTTGCTATCGAAGACCCTAGTCATGAAGAAGTGGACGGAGAAGGCAAACTGGTACTTATCCAAGTTAACGGCTCTTTCACTTACGATAATCAGCCATTCGCTGATTTTGCAAAAGGTGGCAAGTTAGAAAATAACGGCATTGCCACAGCATGGCTATTCAAACCGAAGGAGAATTAATGGTACAGAAACCAGACGGCATTTTTGGGCTATTTGATGTAGTCCGAGACTTCTATGCACACGGTATTGATGAGCACCCGTGGGTTCTTTTTCTCGTCATCGTCATCTTTTCAGACATAGCCGTGGGTGTATCAAGGGCTTGGGCTGCTCACGAACTCTCAAGCACAAAATTTCGCAAAGGAGCAGTCAGCCACACAGCAATGATTGTGTTTGTGGCAATATTCTATCCATTTGCAAATTTCATGAATTTGACGAGCATCGTTGATACATTTATCTTTGCCATGATAGCCGCTTACGGCTCTAGTATTTTGGCTAGCCTATCAGCGTTAGGGGTGGAAATCCCTTATATTGACAAGTATGTTAAGAAAAATATCGATAAAGAGAAATTCTTTTTGAAAGAAGAAAAGGAGAATAATGACAATGATTAATTTTAAACTACGTTTACAAAACAAGGCTACTCTAGTAGCTCTTATCTCAGCAGTTTTCTTGATGCTGCAACAATTCGGGCTTGAAATCCCGCACAACATCCAAGAGGGTGTGAATACATTCGTTGTGATTTTGGTAATTCTCGGAATCGTTACCGACCCAACAACCAAGGGTCTTGGAGACAGTGAGCAAGCATTGGGCTACCACGAACCAAAGCAAGACTAATCGAAGGAGAATAAATAAATGAGTAAAATTGAATCAAGCATTGCACGCATGTATCACTTACAATCAATCCCTGTACATTATGACATGGGTGACCGTTACGGAAACGACGCTGACGGAGATGGGCGCATTGAATTTGACTGCTCATCAGCAGTAAGCTATGCGCTCGAAATTAACTTAAATAACAACACAGAATCACTTCAACAAGCACTACCAGCAATTGGCTATGCAAAAGTGTTTGACGCTGTAGATGGCACATTCGATGGCCAGCGTGGAGATGTGGTAATTTGGGCACCTCGTGATGGTTCAAGCTCGCTCGGTGCGTTTGGCCACGTATTGATTATGACTAGTGATAGCACGGCTATCCACTGCAACTACGGCATGGACGGAGTGACTGAAAATGATTATAATTATATCTGGGATCTCAATGGTCGCCCTCGTGAAATCGTATTCCGTGAGAGTGGAACACCTCTTCCAGCACCAGCCCAAAGCGAATTTGAGCGTGAATTAGATGTTAATACCCGTTTAGAGAAGTCGGACAAACCCTATTATGAAGGCACTCTTACCACTGACTACTACGTTGAAGCTGGTCCTCGCATCGATAGCCAAGACAAGGAATTCCTTCCAGCTGGCACACGAGTCCGTGTTTACGAGAAACTAAACGGTTGGTCTCGAATCAATCACCCGGACAGTGCGCAATGGGTTGAGGACCAGTACTTGGACGATTGCACAGATATGTAAATAACAGACCACGAAAACTAAAAAACGAAAAGGAGTATATCACCTCCCCTCAGACCACAGTAGGGCATCATGGTGGTAGTGGTCGAAGCCCTAGCATTTGCTGGGGCTTTTTTTATTTGGTATAATATATCTATCCATCATAGGCAAGAGCTACGAGGTTATCTCGTAGCTCTTTTTTATTTGTGATTTTCATAGATAAGTGATAACATAGATTTCGGAATGCTTGGCGTCATTTCGATAAATTTCTTGAACTGCCCCGACTTTATGTCGGGCTTTTTATTTTGCAAAAAAACTCAAATTTATTTGTAAAAAGTGTTGACTAATTATAGTATATGTACTATACTATAAATGAAGATAAGGAAAGGGAGAACGAAAGAAGTTCTCAGGTAAAACAAAATGAAAAACGGTCAAACAATTTTAGGTTCTCGATACACAGACGAGATCAAAAACAATTCTGCAACAGCAAGCAAAATGTTCAATCTTTCTAAAAAATTGGAAAATGATAATTTGCGAGAAATCCACAAAGCGTTGTACGGTTTGTTAACAGCTGGCTACGACATCAGCAACATGCGTAACGTCGAAGAACTTGAAAAATACGTGAATGTTAAAAAATCTCACGGCAAATTGTTAGATGTCACTAACGATGACATTGAGTTATATCATAAATTATTCGTCGCTAGATTTGGAAAGTGAGTAGATCGCATGGACGCACAAGCAAAGGCCACTAAGAAGTGGAATGCAAACAATAGAGAGCATAGAAATTATCTCTCTAAAAGGTCGTCCGCTCGTAGCTTTATCAGAAATCATGCTACGGGTTCGGATTTGAACGAACTAGAGGAGCTTATCGCAGAAAGACGTTGTAATCTGGGAACGATAAAAGACTAGGGGTATCCTAGCCTTTTTTGTGTATTCATGATAAATCGTTAGACATTTAATCTAAATAAAGGTACACTATAGATGTATTTTAGGCGATTGCGTGCCGAATGTTTTTGTTTTTTCATGTCGCTTGGTAGCTCATGCTGCCAAGTCTTTTTTATGCTCAATCAAGAATTTTAGTATCGTTGATTGAAATGAAGGATAGCAAAACGCTCTATAATTTCCATAAAATAACGATACTTTCACTAGTAACTCGAACCTTGCTTATCAAGGCGCGTGCTATGGTTTTCTGTTGCTCGTAATCAAGCGTGAAGATATCTTTGGTGTCAAGCACTCGTCTAATATCTTTCTTTCGTTCTACAGCTTTGAGAGAGCTGTCAGCATCTAACTCTTTTTCAAGTGCTGACCTTTCTGCCATGAAGTCGCTTGACCGTTTTTGCAATTCTTCCAATGAAATTCTATCGTCAATGTATAGATCATTAAGCCTGCTAATTTTAGCGGTCAGATTGTCAATCTGTTTCTGGTAGCTAGCCCGGTCTATCGTCTCTTTGTCAGTGTTTGAAAATAGCTTGTCGATATAGTCTGAATCGGTTTGCAGTTTACTGATTTCGGTCAAGACAAAGTGCTCGATATCGTCCTTGAAATAGAAACCAGAATCACATTTCGCATTGTTGTTGTAAACAGTCACGCCCTTGATTTTGCGTGGGTGTCGCTGCTTACACTCGTATTTGACTAAGCGTGTGCCGTCTTTCCTTATCATGCCTAACTTAATAGCAAGCGGGGCTGAACAGTAGCCGCATTGAGCTATGCCAGAAAGCATGTATTTTGCTTGAAACGGTCTGGGGTTGAAACGCTGGGCGGCTGTTCTTTGTCTTGTTTTGATTTCCTCTTGCGTTTTGTTGAAATCTTCCTCGGAAATAATAGGTTCATGAGCACCGGGGAATATCTGACCCTTAAATTGATTATATCCACAATATACCGGATTTGAGAGGATAACCCTTACTGTTCTATAGCTCCACTCTTTATCTTGCCCGTATTGCTCATTGAGGGCGTCTCTGAGCTTGGTTATAGACATCCCTGATAAATACCACTCGAACATTTTTCGGACGATTAGGGCTTGATATGGATTGACCGAGAGCGTGCCAGTCTCTTTGATGTAATCGTAACCAAAAGATGTCTTTGCCCACTGCATAGACTTGCCGGACTTTGCTCGACCTAGCTTGCCTAGCTGCATGCGTTCCTTGATTTGTTCTCTTTCAAGTTGAGCGAACACGCTGAGGAGCCCAATCATTGCCTTGCCGAATGGCGTTGAGGTGTCGAAGTTTTCCAAAAGGCTGACAAATTCTATATCATTTTCCAGAAATACATCTTCAATCAGATAGAGTGTATCTTTCTGACTACGGCTCAAACGGTCTAATTTATACACTAGGACCGTATCAAACAGCTTTCTCTTTGCATCTCTTATTAGCTGCTCAAGGGCAGGGCGTTCCGTGTTAGACCCAGAAAAACCACCGTCAGTGTATATCTCGTAAATATTCCAGTCTTTAATATCGCAGTAGCTTGTTAGCTTTGCTTTCTGCTCGTCGATTGAATAACCCTCGTCAACCTGCGATGTGGTTGATACTCGGACATAGATAGCGACTTTATGTGTTGCCATTGTGTTTGTACCTCGTTTTTGATAAAATGGGTACAGAAAAGAACATGTAAGGCTGTTTTCCAGTTTACACGTTTTTTCTGTGGTGCTGCTCTATAATCAAACTTTGGCGAGGGAGATTATAGGGCTTTTTTTATTGTCTTATTTCAGATTTTGGACAGCGTAGTCAGCTTCTTCTTGTGTGAATTTGTCGAAATTTACCAATTGATCACGTATTGCGTCTGGAGACATAGCCACAGTATCTTGATATTGTTTCGCTTTTTCAACAGCTTGTTTGTTGTAATCAATACCAGAATTCTCTACAGCATAGTCAGCGGCCTCTTGAGAGTATTTATCAAAACTTACTAGTTGAGCACGCAATCCCTCTTTAGACATATAAACGGTACTAGCGTACTGCTTAGCTTTGGTTACAGCTGTTTTGTACTCCTTGGGGACTTTGCTCTCACTTGACTGCTCAGTTTTAGCCTTTGACGTCGAGCTAGTTTGAGAAGACGTGCTTTTGGCTTGAGAACAAGCAGCAAGGCTTACAATGGAAAGGCTTATTAAGCTGATAGACAATATTTTTTTCATAAAATTTCCTCCCAGCTTTTAATGTGGTTCAGTGATTGCACATATTTTTTAAATTTCCTTTAGTTTTAAATATTCATTTTTTACAAACGTCTCATCACAAATCGTGGTGAGATTATATTTTTCCATGAAGTGTAAGTAATTGAAATCGTCCAGATTTTCATTTTTCAACAATTCATGAATCATATTTCTATTGGCTTGAGCCTCGTACTTTTCTCGCAAACGCTCATAGTCTTTAGAGTTATGCTCTAGATGGCCCAGTTCGTGCAGAATGACCTTTAAACGAGTTTCGGGGGATAAATCCCTATTGATGTAAACCACACGGTTAACGGGGTCTAGAAACCCATCTCGAGACCACTGGCTAGAGTCAAACTCACAAAGAGACACGTTGAATTGCTCAAGTAATTCTTTTTCAGGCATAGCTTCCTCGTATCGGTTTCTATAAAAAACAAAAAGAGCCAATTCGACAAACGAACTGGCCCTTTTTAGACGTTTTGTTCCCTTACACTTGCGCACGCACAAGCCATAGGGCGCTGAACTTAATCAGTCTTCCACTAAAAATAGTTTACAAAATGTTTTACTTATTGTCAATGATTTTACAAAAAATAGTAAACATTTTAACCAGTTCTGGCGTTTTTGTGTAATCAGATGCATACCTTTGCATTCGGTCAATAAGATTTTGGATCTTTAAACCTTGATGATATTGAACCGCAGTGGAACAGTAGGCATTTGATAAGGCAATGAGTGAAAGAAGGTCATTCACTTTGCGGTATTGACGATATTTGAGAACGCCCTTTTGTCTAGCAAACGTATTAACTACGGCATTAACTCTATTCAATTTTTCGTCATCTCTGAATACATTTACCATCAGGACATTATTGTGAGCGCAAGCGTTTCTGAGATGTCTCGAGTTATCACCCAATGTCACAGCTTTTTGAAGAGAGTTGGGCCTATACTTATCAAAATAAAGTCCTACTAATTTTAACAAGCAGCCATAATCCATGTGCTCCATCAACGCCCAAATCGGGATATCAGACCCGCGTTTTAGAAACATATCCTTTTGATATCGAGATTGTCTGAACCGATTATAGGTGCTGTTATAGTATGTTGGGTAATTGACAGCGAATTCCTGAACAATTGTATAACCATCTTCATCAGGATTGTTAGTAATTAACCTAGATAACTCGACTTTTATAAAATGTTCAACATTAATAGCAATATCCAGAAGCGTGTCTCGCAAATACATATCAATTGTGGCTAGATCTACAAGATGCTGAAAATCAAGATGTTGATACTTCCCGTTTTTCTTTTTAAAATTTTTTCGAAAAGCAGAGACTTTATAGTAGTAGTTGTTCTTTTCTAAAAAAGTAATAGCTTTACCTTTCGACATAAGTTCAAAACTAACCCCATTGTTGTCAAGCAAAGTAACTAAATCTCTATAAGATTGTTTGGATTTGCGAACCATATCAATCCCCCTTGCTACTCATATAGCCGGCAATTATGCCGCGGATAGCCCGCTTATCATCCTCGGACAACGGTTTCCCGTCGAACATCATTGCATTATCGATGATATTATCAATGTCGTGGGAGCTAGGTTGTTGTTCCTCGGTTGTTTCTGGACCATCTCCAAAAAGAATGTAATCTGTTGAAGTCCCTAAAGCTTGAGCTAATTTTACAATCTTTGTTCCCGTTGGAATGCTAGCGCCGCTTTCCCACTTTGAAATAGTCGAATCAGATTTATAACCTAACATTTTTGCTAATTCAAGTTGACTAATGCCCTTGCTAGATCTCAAACTTTCAATTCTACTTCCTCTTTGCTTATTCAAATCCATATCTTTCTCCTTGCTGTTTATATTAATATTATATAGTAGACTTTCCTAATTTTCAAGTTGATTTATAAAAAACTTAAAAAAACTTGAAAAAAAATCAATAAAACTGTTGACATTGAATTTAATTCAAGTTACAATATGTTTGTAAGTTAGTTAGAGAGGAGGAACAAAATGACAAAAACAGTTCCAAAGATTACAATCAAAGAACTTCGAGCCCGTCATAATTTGACACAAGCCCAATTCGCTGAAAGCATTGGTACTACAGCTCAAACGGTTAGCGCTTGGGAGAAAAATGTGCTTTCTATTTCTCCTAAGAAAATGGTAACTATCTGTAATAAATACCACATTCGAGCATCCGATTTGTACGGTATTTGATATTTTTTTACAGCAAAACTTGAATTAAATTCAAGTCAAGAATTAAGAAAGAGGTTACGCTAGATGAACGAAGTATCATTGTCTAACAACCTTTCTCAAATTGAATTAGAGATAACCCACCATAAGCAAATAGCTGGGCAATCAATCTGGGAAATAGGAAGACGGTTGAATCACGTTAAAGAAAACGACCTAGCACACGGGCAATTCGGAGAATGGCTCAACAAGGTTGGTATAAACCACCGTGAAGCAAATAGGATGATGAAAATCGTCAAAGAGCTTCCAAATTCGACCACTTGGTCTAATTTAGGAAACAGAGCTCTTTATCTGTTGGCTACACTCCCAGAGGAAGAAAAGCAAGAGCAAATCCAAAAAATTGAGCAAGGCGAGACACCAACAGCTAGAGAGTTAGAAGAAGTGAGAAAAAAACTCAAACTCAAAGAGCAAGCGTTGGAAGTTGCTAAAGGTGAGTTGGAACGTGCCAAAGCAATCAAACCGATTGAGAAAGTAATCGAAAAGGAAATTATCCCAGACGATTACAAGGCTACGCAAGAGCTGAATAAAAAGCTACTAGCAAAAAACAAAGAGCTTTCAGATAGTGAACAAGCGGCTAACGAGAGAATGCAATTCATTGAATCGCAGCTCAAAGAGCTAACGAATCAACGCCAAGAGGTTGACGAAAAATCAGCCAAATACGACGAATTGACAAGAGCTATCGAACAGTCGCAAGGGCAATTAGATAGCTACCAAAAGCAAGTATCTGCCTATCGTCACACTATCAACTTTTTGGAAAAGGGGAATAAATTCCTTGCTAACTTTGGCGGTGTTGCATTTCTGGATATTAAGCCAGCATTAAACAATCCGAAAGTTAGAACCGAGCTTGAAACTTTCCTAACCATGCTAAATAGTCTCAGTCGCAGCGTTTCGGAGATACTGGAACAAGACGATGTAATTGAAGGAGAAATCTTATGACAAACGACATTATTGGTCAAAGCAAAGACCACGCAAGACAAGTGTCACATCTAGCAGTTACTAGAAATATGCTAGATGCACTTGAAAACCATGAGGAGCGTATCGCTAACTTGGAAGACAACATGAGAGTGAACGCTGCACAAGAAATGAAATTGACTAATCTCGTTAACAGCAAAATTGTTGGATTACTAGAAGGCAAGAAAAGCAAGGCTTACCGTGACAATCATATTCGAGGTAAAGCGTATTCTGCTATCAACAAAGAAATCGCTAATCGTTTCGGTGTGAGACGCAAAGAAATTCCTGCTAAAGAATTTAAGAACGCCGTTATCTTTATCGAAAATTGGGGCTTGAATGACCAAGAGCTTAAAAACGAGATTTTCACTGCCAATCATCAAGGAAGTTTGTTTGAAGCGTAATTAGAAGGTGAGACAAATTTGGGGCACCCTTGACGGCACTAGCGAGCTAGCGGGGAAACAATTCAGTTGAAATGTAAGCAATACCATTAGATGATTTGATTTTATAAGAACTCCTAAATATAAATATCAAAAAAGTCCTCGCTAGTTCTCTAGTGTCGTCAAGGCAATGAAAAAAGGCTGACCCCTGCCAGAGTCAGACCCTAAGATATTGAAATCAAGGTAATTATATCATGGAAAAACGAAAATGGGAACCAGTCATTATAAACATTATGGCGGACGGTTCCAGAGTTGATGATCTAACTAAGTACACGATACCAGCAGGGCATAGCTACTACAATATCGTGGCAAGCATTTACCAGAAAGGAGCATAGGTCATGGGATATGAAGTATATCCAACGAAACACCGACAGTAACTATACTCAAATGAATAACCACTCAGCCCAAAACGCTGAACTGAGTTTACAAGCCAAAGGCTTGTTATGGGTGCTAATGACGAATAAAGACGATTGGCGGCCTTATATTGAGGAGCTGTCCAAACGTTCCAAAAGCGGCAGAGATGCACACCGAACAGCCTTTAATGAGTTGAAGAAAGCGGGATATATCCGTATCTATCGAAAGAGCTTGGGACGTGGCCAAGGTGTTCAAACCTATCCACTTGTTCAAGACATACCGATTACAGATAGCTATTGGAGTTATTGGGTTAGTCGGGTTGAAAAAGAGTTATCCACAGAAGTTGTGGATAACTGAGTTACAACTTACTGACTTTACGTAAGTTGAAAAGTTCAAAAGTTGAATTTTACGTAAGTTGAAAAGTTCAAAAGTTGAAAAGTTCAAAAGTTGAAGAATCCGACACTAATAATAACTAAATAATAATAATAACTAAATAATAATAATATGGCGTTGCCACGCACTAACCAACAACAATCTAGAGCCTACCGGCACTAACTGGTAATAATAACTAATAGATAACTATACAGTAATCATAGTTAGAAGAATAAGAGAGGTAATAAACATGAAAAAACTTATCAATTGGATTTGGTCAAACAAAAAACAAGAAACTGAAACTTACGTAATCGAACGTCACCAAATGGTTGACGAAAAAGCACGTATTTACAACGAAGCTCATGGGCTTCCGCTGGATCAGCTAGTGGGGTAACTCATGAAGCTACTAAGAAAACTATTTTCCAAGAAGAAAACTAAAGAGCCAGAATACTTTTTCGATGTGGTCGAAACCCCAGAGGAAAAGAGCGAACGGCTCAAACAGAAATATATCAAATAGCAACACCTTTCAGCGTGCAGCCATGACCCTGCCGTGGAGTGTAACTTATACCCATAATTCCCCAAAAATTATACTAAATTACTTTTTTCCTAATATTCCCATTACAGTCTAATAAAACATTGAAACATGATACGGTGGGGCTATGGGTGCACGTTGAAGGCACTAAAAAAACACGGGTAAGGGCCCGTGCTAGAAATAACATCTAAGGAGATTATACCATGAAACCATTCAACACTCAAACAGTCGCTAAACCAAGCTATGTAAAAACTAAAGCCTTCGGACTTTGTGGCACGCTAGCACTTGCTACAGCATTGCTTATCGGTGCTGGATCAGTATCAGCGGACGAAACTGCTCAACCAGTAGCAGATACTCAGCCAGCGGTTGCTAATGTCTATACTGCCGATAACGCTGGTAACGTGACAGTTACACCAAGCGAAACAGTGGCAGAAACGCCAAAAGTATTGGCACCAGCACCAGTGGAATCTCAACCGATTGCAGAAACACCAGTAACAAGCACACCAACCGTTGAAACTCAACCAGTGGCAGAAATACCAGTAACGGAAACAGTAGCACAACCAGTCGCAGAAACGCCTAAACAGCCTACTGAATTTGTCAAAGAAGACAACGAAATTAAAGTAACTAATCCAGATGTTGTCGTTGATCAATCAAATGGAACTGGTAAGTATTCAGGGTTTACCGTTGAATATAAAGACGTAAAATTCCCTGACGATATGGCTATCAATGAAGGGGATAAGGTTAAATTTGATTTGCCAAAAGAAATCAACTTCCAAACAAATTATGATTTTGATGTCTATAACCCAGAAAAAGTTGTTGTGGGTAAAGCATCAACAGACGTTAAAACTCAGACGGTTACGACTGTATTCAATAACTACTTTGCCACTCATCCACTCAACAAGCAAATGAGTCTTAAGCTCGATGCTAAGTGGACTGACAAGGTTGAAAGTGGCAAGCCAGTTAACGTTAATTTCAATGGTACGGTGGTTACTGTAAACATTGGAAAAGAGCAAGAAATCGGTAAAGATGAATTACTTTCTAAATGGGGCAGCCAAGACGAGAATGACCCAACTGTTATCAACTGGACTGCTCGTATTAACTACGCTAAACGTCTATTGAATTACGTCACAATCATTGATGAGATGAGTGATAATCAAAAGCTTGTTGATAATTACTTCGAAATCAAATCGATTGAAAGCGTAGACCCTTGGATTGATAAAGGTTCTGCTATGGATTTAGTAAAATCAATCAGTAAATCAGACCACGGTTTCACAATTAAAATGGATCGCCTTGATCATATGATTTATATTAACTATAAAACTAAATTGATTAACGCGGTTAAAGAAAGCGTAAACCCAACCAATAAGGTTGAGTTGAAAGCTGAGTCAGACGGTGCTATCTCATACAGTTATGTTCAACTTGTCGGTGGTAAAGGCGATGCCAGTGGTGAAAACAAGCCTGAACCAACATTTGAAATTCCTCGTGAAGCTCCAAAAGTTGAAATCCCTGAATTTGAGGGCGGCATCCCTGGTATTCCTGAAGAACGTGAAAAACCAGAATACACTGAGCCAATCGGTACAGTGCCTAACGATGCACCGGTTTTGGAAAAACCAGAATGGAACGGTGGAACAGTACCTAATGAAGCTCCAATCCTCGATAAACCTGAGTTGATTATCGAGATTCCTGAAGAACCAGTTAAACCAACTACGCCATCAGAAAACACCCCTAACAAGCCCGTAACACCTCGTGAAGATAAAGAGGTACAAACTACCACAGTTACTTACAAACTCGAATCTGAGCCAAAAGAGGGGGTAAATACACCCGTTTACGGTGGTACTCTTCCAGTTACTGGTGAAAAAGAAGGAATTATGTCAACTCTTGGTCTTGTGGTAATCGCAGCAGGGATCACAACTTTGGGATTGAGTTTCAAGAAGTACAACGAAGGTGAGGAATAACAACCATGAAAGAAAACAATAAAAACATCGTATTCTACAGCGCTGAAAAGGATGGCTTTCTTACGAGCTATAAAGACAAAGGGAACCTAGCGTTTACAGCGACTTTTGATCCCCGACTTTGGAAAGCGCTACAGCTATCAATCGAACCATACGAAAAACAAAAAGCTGGCGTTGACAAGCTTGCTGAAGCGTTTGACTGCGAAGTGCTTATCGTAGAAGCTGAATACAACGTAACTAAACTTGACGGCTCGGACTTTGAACGCACGGAGCGTGAAGAATCCACGAAGGATGGCATTAAAGCACTCCTAGAATTTTTGGCGAAGTAACAGAACGCGAAGTGGCGGGAGGGTAGGCGTTAAACATGGAACAAGAAACTTACAACGTCGAAAACCGATGGCGGAACAAGTACATGAATTTAGGGGGAGAGCTAGGCGAAATCATAAATAGTCAGCAAGACAGAATCTTGTCACTAGCTCAGGAGAACGCCAAGCTTAAAAGGGAGCTTTGGTACCTAAAAAAGTCAAAGGGCAAGAAATGGCTCTAAAATCGCTTGTAACCGTCCTAAATAATCTAGTGGCACAATTACACTAGACAAACGGTAAAATGGCAAATAACCCCCAAAATTTGAGAATTAGGGGCATTTAAAAGGATATGACATGGAAGAAATGACATTCACAGAGTTGCAGCAACGAATGCAGCTTAAAAAAAAGAAAGAAGGGACTGCAAAGTACGCTTCAAGGCACGCCGAGGATATTTACAATGTTTTTAAAAGTTTGAAATCAAATTGGAGCGTTGTAGTCAACTATGATCTAGTCGAATTTTCTGGCAAGACTTTTATCAAGGCTATTGCAACGGCATCTAACCGAGAGGAGAAAGAGCAAGCAGTAGCGTTCGCAGAATTGTCTCCCGTACCGATTTTGAAAACCCGTAACGGAGACTTAAAGCAAATGAATGAACCTCAGTGGGTAGGAGCCGTACAATCATACGCCGGCAAGTACGCCTTGCAAGCACTATTTGCAATCGGTGAGGAAGATGTGGACCACTTCGAAGTGGCAGAGGAGAGCTTGAGACCAAACCAACCTCACAACACCCAATCGCATCAAAACCAACAACCGCAACAAGCACGCTACGAGTCAAGAAGCGATCAACAACCTAACTTCATCAGCAACGAGCAA